TAAGGAGCGCACTCGTCCGTACTGCAAATACCAAAGGAACCAATGGGTATGCGTATTTCAGTGATGGAATCATCTGTGTCAGTAACGGTAAGGATTATCTCTGTACCCGTATTCACAAAGGCTATTGAGTTGCCTTCGAGATCAAAAACCCCGCCTGTACCGCCTGTCTCAGAGTTAAATAAGGATTCTGCTAGATCCCTGGATAGCTGAGAAAAGATGCGTGATTCCAGGTTTCTGACAAACTTAGCAAGCGTAGTGTTCTCCTGCTCACGAAGCAAATCATTTGCCTTTGATTCAATCTCTTCCAGAATCGAGGCTTTACGACTCCTCTCTTGCTCATCAATCGTCAGATAATGGGCTGACTGACCGATACCATTGAAGGAAGGGTTATTGAAGTCAAAAACGAAATCAGTTGCTAGAGCCGGAGCCGCCAGTAAACTAATCGCTATCAGCCAATTTTTCATTCTTTTGCTCCCTAAGTTCAATTGATGTATCCAATTTCTGTTGCAGCCTGATAATATCGTTATCGAGCATCCTGATCCGATCAATCAAAGCAATCAGTGTGGTGTTAGCTTCTGCTAGTTTTGCCTTGATATTGTTGGTTATGAAGTTCCAAATAAAGTGGATCATGTACAGAAGACCCACCGTGGCTACGATTGGGAACCCGTACTCGTTGATCGCTGTTGCAATACCGTCCATCAATCACGCCTGGCATCTTCTTTTCCATTGGCTCTGGCGATCCTATTTAGATCCGGTCTAATTCCCAGCACCGCACACATTGTAGCATCGAGCCTAATAATGTCGTGGTTCATCGTTTTGACCCTGTTATCCAAGGCTTGAACAATGCCGTGTATTCCATTTACCTGCCCAATAACACTCTCAAGAATGTACTTTATAGTCAGAAATATAAAAAACCCTGCGATCAGGGCAATTGCAATCGGGAACCCTACCTCACCAATCAGTGAAAAGGCTTCATTCATCAGTCTTCACCTTTGAACTTCTTTGACTGGCCTGACGTACCAGCATAGATTCCAAACACTGCTGCCATAGCGCCCACCACGATTGAAACGAGTCCCGCTTGTTCCATATTAGGTTCGTTTAGCGTCATAAACCAAGTTACCACCTCGTACAAAAGCACTATGTAAACACTGACAAAAATACGCGGGAAGATACGCCACGCATCAACGGTCTTGGCAAGATGAATCCACTTATGATAAGGATTTGCTCCAATATTATTGGTTGTTACCTCAAGCTCAAGATCAACTTTCTTTTTAATAGGGGCATCCATAGCTACTCTTCCTTGCGAGTCGGGTCATTGTCCCGATAGTATTCAATAATATTTAGGTTCTGACGTATATACCGGCGAACATCCGCCAAGTTATTCGATAAGTTCTCATACGCCTGAGCAGTCAATCCGTAATACGCCACTGCTGGGGCATTTCCTGCATCATAATTTTCAATGTACTCACGCATGATACTGGGATTTAAAATAATCCATTCAATCTCGGCGGGTGTCAGACCCTCTGGAAGCGGCGGGTGATACATGGGCGCAGGCTCAGTAACTGTAATGATTTCAACCGGGGCCACTACGGGCACGGCTGGAGATCCACCAAACAAGCCGCCCAACGTAGAGCAGCCGCTCAACAACAAAACACTACTCAGGACTAGGAGTTTCATCAAACTGCCTTGGGTTAGTTAAGTCAATAAACTGCTGGTGAACCTTTGCGGTTCCTCGATTAACAATTTTCTCAATCAGTCCTGGCTTTGCGATAGCCAGATTGTTCAGGTCGTGCCGCGCAAAAGTATTCCTAAGCTGGTTGACTTCTTGGCGCGCCTCATCATTAGCCTCTGAAAGCTCTGATATGAGAGCCTGATTCTGACGCTGAGACTCAAGCTGCTCCTGCATTTGAGTATTCTGCTGGGCAATCGCGCCTTCCAAGACAGCTTGGTTGTTAACTGCTGTTTGAAGCTCTACTTCGAGCTGAGCTATTTGCGCTTTTTGTGTGCTGATATAGAAATAACTGCCTCCAGCAGTAGCAATCAACAAGAAACCAAGAACAAGACTAATCTGCATATGTGTACACCTTCAAAGGCTCGCTTTTGCCCTTCACTCTTATGGGTTTCAATGATTTTAGCAAAAATTTGCAATTTAGTGCAGTTTCTTCTCCAATTAGCGTCCCAACCCCGACTTCTTTGGTCGCTGATTCCAATCGGGCGGCGATATTGCACGGGTCGCCGATCAAACTGAACGCAAATCTATCTGTTGCACCAAAGTTACCCGCAATACAAACACCGCTATTGACACCCACGCCGATCGCTATTTCTGGGATGCCTTCTTCAGTAAAGCGCACATTAAGATCAGCAATGTTGCTTTCTATTTCCTTCGCTGCGGCTAATGCAAGGTCGTGATGGTCGGGCTGTGGGATTATAGTGTTGAAGTGGAACATTCCTGCGTCGCCAATAAACTTATCCGTCACGCCGCCGAACTTATTAACAGCTTTTACCTGCACATCCAACACGTTGTTCATTATGTAGGTCACCATTTCAGGCTCTACCGATTCGGACAGGCTCGTGAACCCTCTTAAATCTGTGAATATGATGCTGCAATCTACTCTCGCGCCGTTAACTTGGCACAATTCAGGGTTGTCTTGCAGCTTTTTGACCATTCGCGGGTCAAGGTATTTCCCAAATTGCTGCTTAATAAGCTGCCTGAGCCGGTATTGGGTTCGGAAATTAAGGTAAAACGCCCCAGAAGCGCTTACAAACTGGGAAATCAGAGCCCAAGTAACGTCTAAAAGCACCCCTTGTTGTATGGAATAAGCCCCATACGCGCCCGTAGAGACAAAAATAGCGAAAAACGACACTACCCCAAGGGTAACGCCTAATTTTGTCACCAAGACCCAAACAAGCGCTACTGTGAGCACCAAAATGGCTAATTCTGCCGCCAACGACCAATCAGGGATTCTTGGACTATCGGTGATGAGTATTGATTCAGCCAAGGCAGCTTGGATTTTGTGTGGCTCGAGCAATCCAACAGGCGTAGCCAGTTGCGGCATGATCCCCATAGCGTCAGTACCGATAAAAACGAAGCGGTTTTTTACATCCATCTCAGCAAGCGTCGCCTGGTGTGTGTTCACCCAGCTGATCCACTTGCGGCCCAACGAATCAGTCGCTACTGGCGGCAGTCCTTGCACGATAATCTCTTCAATGCCGTTTGGGTTTGTCCTGATAAGGTAGGTATTTGCATTAGCCAGAACCTTTAAAACCTGTGTGCCAAACGCCGGAACCCAGCCGTCTGGTGTTTTCATCAACAGCGGCATACGACGAACCAGTTGGTCCACTTCTACTGGCGCTGAAGCGATTCCTTGTGATGCTGCATTACGCAACACCTCGATATTTTGCACAACACCGGAGGCAGAGTAGCCTCCGACCGGATTCCCAATAATAACCGTACCAACGGTTTCTGGAAAGCCAGAGCCTTCATTTTCGTACATTGCAAGGACGCTGTTACTGCCCTGCAACGAGCGGGCAAACTCTTCATCGCCACCGAGTCTGTCGGGCTGCGGGAAAGCCACTGACCAGCCCACTCCCAGAGCGCCTTTTTGCATTAAATCATCTTGTATCTCTGCTAAACGAGCTCTGGGCAACGGCCAGCCGCCTTCGCGCTCAATATCTTCTTCTGTAATATTCAGCACAGCAAAATAATTGCTTTGCTCGTACTCGGCCACAAAATAATCAAACGTCCTGAGCTTTAGAATCTCGGTGAGCGTTGATTGGAAGAGTAACGGCAGTGAAAGGACCGCAACAAGCGCTACCGTTTTAAGCGCAAACTTCATTAGTCGAACTGATTCACTGTAACAGTTTTGTTACAATTTGCGGTGCAGTCCAAAATTACCGTGTACGCCTTGGCGCTAACACCCGTTTGGGTAGCGTTTACCGTGTAATCTCCTTGCTCAACTCTGATATTTCCAACGTGAGCGCCATCCCCACTCTGCGTCAGGTTCACCGTTGAGTTATCGGCAGGATTGTTTCTGAACTCTATATCACCGTCTTTAGCGCCACTGCCTGACTGCGTAATGGTGGCATCGTTGTTGTTGCAGTTGGTACAAGATTTAATATAGGCGTTGTGATTTCCACTGCCTGACTGAGTTGCAGTCCATGCGCTGTCATCCCCGAAAGCGTAGAACTTAGAGTAATGATCGCCTGTCCCTGATTGAGAGATTGTGTAAACATTGTCA